GGAAATTGGCCGTTTTTCAAATTGTGAATGGTATCAGTCAAATTTGCTTAAAACCCATTTAGCTGGTACTGAAGGAAATGCTGGAGCAACTTTAACAGTTGTAAGCGTTGTAACTAATGCGGCAGGTGGCGTTATTCAAATTACTTTTAGTGGTACTACCGCTGCAAGTGATGCTAACTCAATTAAACAGTACGATAAATTCCAATTCAGTGATGGTGTGGCTAGTTTTACCAATCTGCGATTCCTCACATTTATTGGCCATGAGGTTTCCCAATCTCCAGTACAATTTAGAGCAACTACAAATGCAGCCTCTACAGCCGGCTCTCAGGTTACCGTTGATATTTATCCACCTTTACAAGCAACGGCTGGAAACACCCAAAATATTAATACTGCGATTGTAGCAGGTATGCAAGTTACTGTGCTTCCAGATCATCGATGTGGGTTATTGATGGCAGGTGATCCTTTGTTCCTCGCAATGCCTAAATTACCTGAGGAAGTTCCTTATCCAACGTCTGCAATGACTGATCCCAATAGTGGCGCTTCGATGCGTCAATATTATGGCTCTTTATTTGGTCAAAATCAGCGCGGCATGGTGCATGACATTATCTGGGGAAAAACATTAGTTGATGAATATGCAATGATGATTGCATTGCCTGTTTAATAGTCAATATAAACCGGTGAAATTGTTTCATCGGTTTAGGTGGCCTCTTTCTCACAGTTAAAAATTAATGGAATAATTTGGAGAATAAATAATGACAACGCCTAATACCCCTATCGTTAATGCTGGCGAACTTTATGTAAGTGGATTTTCTATTACTGTATCAGGTACAAATTCATTAGGTATTTCACCTGGTATGGCACGTGATAGCACAAATACTAATGATTTATCAGTATCCGGAAATGGTGAAACAAATTTATTAATGAGTAGGGTTGGTTTAAATGGATTAGACACAGGCGTCCTTGTTGCTAGTAAATTTTACGCGGTTTTTGTGATTGGAGATTCAACAAAATACTTGCCTACTGGCTACCTGATATCTCTTAGTGTTAATAGTCCGGTTTTACCAAAGGGATATGACATGTTCCGCAGAATAGGTTGGGCGAGAACAGATAGCTCTGCTATTAATACCAGACTTTATCAATATGGTGGTGGTTTATATCGAAAGTATTATTACGAAGTGCCATTAACTATTTTAACAGGTGGAACAGCGGGCACCTTTTCAGCAGGTACTGTTGATTTATCAACTTCTAGTTTTGTTCCTCCACTCTATTTAGAAAATCCTGCTCCTACAAAAGAATTAGAAGCACTCATTGGGATTGTTTATACCGCTGCCTTAGCAGGGAATACAGCAGAATTTGCATTGGCTAATGCCGCCTCAATACCCATGCTTAGATTTGGAACGGGAGTTGCCGGAGTACAGATAGATACTTTACAAGTACCAACTGTTAGCTTTCCAGGAGGCATGAATTTCAGATATAGAGTAGCTGCAAGTGATTCATTAACATTAACAATTTGTGGATTTACTGATGTTCTTTAATTTGTAAAGTCTTTCCATTTAAAGGTAATAATAATGACTTATACGACAACAGAGCTTATTACAGGATCGTATTATTCCTCTGGAGTCGTATCACGTGAATTTGAAACAGTTAGTGGCGGTCAAATATCAGATGGTCTTTTATGGCTAAATGATATTTTGACCGAAAAAGATGTTGATCAGGGAATGATACCCTACGAAAGCACCTATACGGGTAATTTCGTAGAAGGACAGGAAGTCTACCCTATTCCAAACTTGACCCAGATAGATACATTAGTTTTCTATCTGGATCAAGTGCGTTATGCCATGAAATACACTAAACGTAATCAATATTTTGGATCAAGTCGTGTAGAAAACATTAAAACACTTCCTTTTGAATGGTACTGGGAAAGACAATTCGGTGGTGGAAATCTTTATATTTATTTCAAACCTGATAGAACTTATCCAATGGAACTACACGGAGTATTTCGACTATCTACCGTTTCTTTAGGTCAAGATTTAAGTCTAACGATAGATCAGTTTTATAGAACTTATTTGCGTTATGCTTTGGCAGATCGTATTTGTTCCGAATATGAAATGGATACACCGCTTAGCATTATGAAGCAATTAAGTAAATATGAAGCATGGATTAATAAAAAATCTCGCACACTTGATTTACAGATTAATAAATCTTCAACGCTTCATAAGCGGGGAAGTTTCAATTATGGATTCATTAATCTTGGCAAGGGATGGATTAAGCCTAGTTAATAACATACTTTTTAAATGGATTTTTATTAATGGCTATGAGTGCAAGACAAAATATAGAGCCTGTTCCTGTGAATGTAGTGGGTTCAAGTACTTTTGGTCGATATCCTAAAATAAGTGCTGAACGCACTTATAATATGTTTATTTCAGATGAATGGCTTGTTAACTATGCCGGATTCAAAAAACGTCTTAATCTTCTTCCAGTAGGCCAAGGACGTGCAATATTTAAGTCAGTGCGTGGAAATTTTCTTATTGCTGTTGAATCATCTACTGTTTATCGATTAAATACGAATCTAGCGCCTATTTTTTTAGGACAGATTAATACGACCACGGGAGATGTATCAATAGATGAAAATCTTTCAAATCAAATTTGTATCGTCGACGGAGAAAGCGCGTATATATATAATTATTTAACAGGAACTTTCACTAAACAAACATTAACTTTTGTAGGTCAACCTATTATTCCAAGTTATGTTTGTTATCATAATAGTTTCTTTTTGATTGGATCATCCAAATTAAGTCAAAATTCACAGAACTGGTATGCTTTTGAAAGAGCTACAGATTCCACTATTCAATTAAATAAACAATTTAGCCTACAGACAAAGCCTGATGTAGCTTTAATCGTTCATCGATTGCCAGGACGCGGTAATAACATATTATTGTTAGGTTCAACGGTTGGTGAAGTTTGGACTCAGGTAGGTGGAGCTGAAAATTACCGTCGTGTTCAATCTTTTAATATTGATAGTGGTATCGTATCTATACCTACCTTTGCTGCAAGCGAAGAAACTGTTTGTTGGTTATCTCAAAATGAAAATAATTCACCTTGTATAATGGTAACTGATGGAAGCTCAATAAAAAGAATTTCAACAGATGGAATTGACTTTCTTCTATCTACAATAAAACACCCCGATCAATCAACCGCGTTTTTTTATAGACAGGATGGACATTTATTTTTTCAACTAACATTTTATAATCCGGTAGATAATTTAACTATTATCCATGATTTTAATACGGGTCTTTTTTTTGATATCCGTGATGAAAAAATGAACTATCATCCTGCAAGAAATGTAGTTTATTTTAATGAAAAAACTTATTTTATTTCTATTAATGATGCCAGCATTTATGAAATGAATAGTTCATTTATAAGTTACGATTATAGCGTAGACCCTTTATCGGATGGAGAAGAAATTCCAAGAATACGCATTTGTAAATCAATAAGAAAGCAAGATTCGTCTATTTTTAGAATAAGAATGTTTACTTTTTGGATTGAGCAAGGTGTCAATAAATTTTATTCAGAAAACGCTGAAGATGGGTTTTTGTTAACCCAAGAAGGTGGTTTTATCTTGACACAACAAGGCGGCAGAATGTTGACACAAGGGAATAGATTTACGATTAACAATAATATTCCTCGCGTTGATATGTCTTTTTCAAAGAATGGCAATCAATCTTTTAGTAATGTTGTAGGGAGAGACTTAAATACTGTTGGAAAATATAGAAATCAAATAAGATGGTGGAAACTTGGCCGATCTAATGAGTTCACTGTTCAATTAAGATTTTGGGGATTCCAACGTTTTGTTTGTGGTAATGGCGTGGCTGAGGTCTATTGATGACTATTCCATCATTGCCCGCTTTTTTTGATATGCCTTATACAGATAAAGAGGGAAAATTAACGCCCGATAGCCATTTATATAATGATCAAACCTTTCAGGTATTAAACTATATTGTAACATTATTAAATGATGCATTTAGTTCTACAATTAGTTCGACAGTAAATGGAAATACAGCCGTATTAGATGGTATTGCGCCTCCTCCTAAAACAACGGCGCAAATAGCAGCCTTACAGCCAAATGTATCAAATGGTACGATGTGGTTTAATACTGATTTAAAGAAGTTACAGGTTAAAACAGATACGGGTATAATAGAAACAATTACCAGCACTTAAAGGAATAAGAGCATGGATTTTGACTATTTAAAAGGAATTGGTGGAGGAGCTGCCGCCGGATTATTTGGCGATATGTTTGGAAATGATAAAAATCCTGCCGATGCAGCTATGGGTTATTATAATAAAATTCCAGGCATGGAAAGAGAAAACTATAATCCCTATATCCAACGCGGAAATTCTGCATACGATAGATTCAATCCTATTTATAATTCTATGTCCTCCGATCCAGCAGGTTTTCTTGAGCAGATTATGGCTAAATACGCGCCGTCTAAAAGCTTTCAGTTAAAACGAGATGAAATGAATAGAGCTGCCGGAAATTCGGCAGCAGCAGGTGGTATGCGTGGCAGTATGGATGATATTTCTAATGAAGCCCATATCAGTGATTCACTGATGGGCGATGATATGCAGCAATGGCTAAAAAATGTTTTAGGTATCGAAGATACAGGATTACAAGGTGAACAGCATTTGTATGATACTGGGTATGATGCAACCAAAAACTTGACCAGCGATTTATCAAATGTGTACGGAACACAGGGAAGCCTTGCATTTCAGGGGCAAGCAAATCAAAACAAATCCAGAAGCGATATGCTTTCTGCACTAATGAAGATGGGCGCGGGTGCTGGAGGTTTCTATTTTGGCGGCCCTGCTGGTGCTGCTGCTGCAAGCAGCTTTTTTTAAGGAATAGATATGCCATTTCAGCCAGTTAATTATGCGAATATTGAACCGCAAGGAACGCCTTGGATGCGCGATCTTATGGACAATTTAACTAGCGGTTATAAAGCTGGAAGATTGCCATATGAAACGGCACAAGAAGAAGAAAAGCAGAAATTGGCAAATTCTATGCAGTCTCTTTTAGTTCAAGAAGAGCCACAAAAGTTTGGGTCAGAAATGAAAACTGCTGAATTGGCACGCGCTCTCGATCAAGCTAATATTGGAAAATTACAACGTGAAGCATCAATGCCATTTGGTGGTCAAATAGCGCCTGGTTCTATAGGGCAAGCGATGTGGTTAGATCGAATAAGACAACAATATGGGGACAAGAGCCCTCAATATAATTATGCAAAACAAGCCTATGATTCAGATATTAGTAAAGCACAAACTTTAAATGCTTATAGAAGTGAATTAACAAACACAGCAGATAAAAGGGTATCAACACCTGTCGCAAAAATTGATCAAGAAATGGAAGATGTAAAAGCGGGTTTTGTTCCAGGAACAGGAAGAAAGCAAATTCTTGATCCTAATGATCAGGAGCAACGGTTAAATGAGCTTTATTTAAATAAACAAAAAGCGATTTCTGATTCTCAAACGAGAAATAGAAGTTTATTTGCATCAAATATAGATAAAACAATTAATTTAATTAATCCAGATCATTTAGTTCAATATGGCGGTTTATCTGGACAGACACAATTAAAAGCCGATCAATTCTCTAGTGCGTTAGGAAAAGCGCCAGATAGATACATCAATTATCAAAAAGCATTAACAAATTCTATTATTTTGGCAAAACAAGTTCGTCAATTTTATGGCGATTCAATTCAACCTTCTATTCAAGAAAAACTAGCAGAATTAACGAATCCAGCAACTTGGCAGAACAATCCGAAAGTTGCATTAGAAAATTATAAATCATTTATTAAAACATTGAGGAATGAAACAGGTACATATAAATCAGCATTAAGATCGCCAGAAGAATATCAACAAAAAGCTGATTCTAATGCATCTCAGAATTCAGGACGTGTCTTTAATCTAAGTACAGGAGAATTTGAATAATGGCTACTATTCAAGTTCGTATGCCTGATGGTTCATTACAAGCGATGTCACATCCTGATAATTGGTCTGATGATCAAGTAAAGAGTGCTATTTATAAAAATTTTCCTAATGTCAATAAATCAGATACTAATGTGTCTAAAACAAAACAGGGACTGGCAGGTATAGGAGAGGATATTAAATCAACATTAAATTCTTTACCTTCTGATTTAGTAAGCTCATTGATTAACTTACCTTCTCATGCTTTAAATGTAGCCAAACAAATAACTGATCCATCTGATATGCTTAGACCTATCCTTAATGTAGGCGGTGGTGTTAGAAAAGGATTAGAAGGCTTAGCTAATATACCAGCAAATGTTGCAGGTTATTTATCCTCAAAAGATATTGGTAATAAACTGCCAGAGGGATCATTAGCCTCTATACTAAAAGAAAATCCATTAGATTTAATTAAAAAATTAAGAATTCCTGAATCTGGTTTAGAAGAATCATTATTAGGTGCGCCTAAGCAGGGCGATGAAGAACTAAGAGCGCTTGGCAGTCTTTTGCCTTATGCAAAGATTGGAGGCGCTGCAAAAGGATTAGAAGGACTTGTCAAACGATCCGGATCTGCCTCTGCATATGCTACAGGACAAAATCAAGATCCATTGAAAGCAGCATTAATGACATTAATTGGTGAAGGAACAATTCGTGGAGGAACAAAGGGAATAAAGTCATTAGATCCTGCTAATTTATTCAAAGGACATCTTTCTCCAGAAGAATTAAAAGCTAATTTAAAAGCAGCACAAGGAACAAATACGCCTTTGGGTCGTATTATAGAATCACCCACACTTAATACATTATTTGAAAATGTCACAAGTGAAGTACCTTTTAGCGGAGCTGATACAACATTAGGTAAAATTAAAAATCAAATTAAAGAAGAAGGATCAAATATAATTGATCAAACTGAACCTGAAGGAATCCAAGGCGATAATAATTACGCTTTAAAAAAGGCATTAACGGATGCATTTTATAAAAATAGACAGATTAAAAATGATATTTATACTGAAAGAAATCAAATTGCTGATAAAGAATTATTTACGCCTGATTTAACAAATTTTAATAAATTAGCATCAGAACTGAAAACAGGTATTAAAGGATCAGCTTTTTATAAAATTAATCCTGCATTTAAAAGTTTATTTAATAAAGTTAGCGGTATAGAGAAAGGTTCTGATATGGTTTCTCAAGGGAAACCTAAACAATTAGCTAACGATGAATTAACGAGAAAGGGAATTATTGTTTCACCGACAATAACAGAATCAACCATGCTTGCTCGTGATTTAGATGAAAAAGGTGGCCAATTATTAAAATCAACTAATTCAAGCGATAAAGCGGCCGGTGGATTATATAAACAACTTTCAAAAACATTACGCAATGACGTTGAAAGCTCAATAGAGAACAAAGGTTCCCAAGAATTAAAAGAAGCTCATGAAAAAGCTAATAAAAACTTTATAGAAAATTATGTACCCTTTTTAGATGAAGATATTGATAAAATTTTAAAGAAAAAAGATGCTCAAAGCTTAGTTGCTAAGATTGTTAAACTAAGCAAAAAGTTTGATGAATATAAGACAATCGAAAAAATTAATAGTTTAGTTTCACCAGAAGAATCTAAATTGTTAGGTAATCATTATTTAAAGGGTTCACTTGATAAATTTGGTCGAGTTAAGCCTAAAAAATTAGCATCATTAATAGAAAATTTAGGTGATAGACAGTTTCAGGCATTATTTCCAAATAAAGAAGTTCAAATGAAATTAAAAAATTATTCAACTTTACGAAATATGAACGAAAAAGCATTGAATTTAATGTATAACCCGCAAAATGGCGCTAAAAATGTCAAATTATTATTAGGTGGCGTTGCAGCAGGAATGGCACCACATACCGCTGCTGGAGCTTATTTAGGATCAGTAGGATTTAATAAGTTAATGACAAATCCTAAAGCTCGTGAATGGCTTGTTAACAGAATGATTGAAAAACAAGGTCAAGGAATAAAATAATGGCACTCGACGAAAGGTATGTAGTTTCAAGCGATATTGAACAATATTATGTCAATAAAGATGATGGGCTACCTTTATCGAATGGTAAAGTGCAGTTTTTTAGGGATTCAGCTAGGACAGTCCCTAAAGAAGTTTTTCAATTATCAGGTTCCCCGCCGAACTACACCTATACGTCAATGGGCGTTGAAATAACATTAAGTGCTATTGGAACAGTACAAAATTCGGGCAATGATAATGAAGTTATATATTGGTATCCATACGATTCAGAAGGTAATCTTGATTTATATTTTGTTCGTGTTTTTGATCAAGGTGGAATTGAGCAATTCAGTCGAGAAGCTTGGCCTAACGTAACGAATGCCAATGATCCAACTAAAAATCAAATGGGATTAAATAATCAAATATCTAATCCGACATTTACAAATGTATTTATTAACGAAGGAAAAACAACCGTTTTCACAGTAACGGCTGGTGTTAATCAAGTATTTGAATTGGCACCTAACTGGGATTTTGTCATAAGTGGAACAGGTACGGTCACCGTTCAACGAATAGCTATTACAGGGAATGATAAAGTTCCAACAAGTCCCCCTTATATTTTAGATGTTCTAACTTCTGTCGGAATAACGACATGCTATTTAAGACAGCGTTTTTCATCCAATTCGGGATTATGGGCGAGCACTGCAAATGATAATATTTTTCTTGCGGGTAGTTTATTAGTTCGAAATGAAGTACTGGGAACAACGGGCATTCAAATGCTTTATAGTCCGTCCAGTGGTGGCACTCCTATCGTTATTGTCGATGGGACTTTTCAATCAAATTATCAAGTTTTATCTGGTTCCACGGCTGATGCTATTCCAGCTTCAAATGATGTTAATAGCGGTATAGATGGTTATATAGATATTTATTTATCTTTTACTCCAAGTAGTCACGTTCGCGTGAGTTCTATTCAGGTTGTTCCAACTCAGGGTGAATCAATTGATTTGGTGCATTTTGATTTAGATTCATCTAATAGAAATGAAGCATTCCAAGGTGATTATTATATACCTCGTAATAATACAAAACGAATCTCAAGTTTATTGACAGGATGGGATTTTACCGTTAATCCTTTTCAATTTGGATTGGGTGGCAATCTTTCAACGAATGCCGCTTATATAGTCGATCAAACAATTGCGGCTCGTGGATCAACAGGAAATGTTGCATGGTCAGTTAATGTTTCAACGCATGGTTTAAGTTTTGGAACTGCGGGAACAAATGACGCGTTCTATATGCTTACTTATTTAACTGGTGAACAGGTACGTGAAATTGTAGGTAGCAGATTATCGGTAAATGTATATGGTTACAAACTATTATCGGGTGATAATGTTTCAATGAGGGTTTATCTCTATAGAGGTAATGTTGCTTCTGTAGTTCCTGCACTTCCTTCTACTATTGGAACATTGGCGGCTGATGGAACATTTACATTAACGGCGGCTAATTGGACATTAATACCCAGAAGTGGATTAGATACACCGCAAGTTAATTTAAGCGCGATAGCAGACAGTGCAGGTGTTGATGACGGAAAAAATGATTATGGATTTACAGGATGGGAAATTACAGATGCAGTTCAATTAAGTGATACTGAAAAATTAGCTGTAGTTGTTACTTTTCATTATGCGGATGCCGGTACCGATATTATTATTAATTCAATATCATTGACCCCGGGCGATATTCCAACTCGTCCCGCTGTTCAATCAGTTGATCAAGTATTAAGAGAATGTCAATATTATTATGAAAAAAGTTATGCGCCTTCACTTCCTCCCGGAACAATAACTTCCGCTGGAAGTATAGTACAAAATATGCCATTGCTGTTTGATAGCGGTATAGATGGTCTTTATGCAAAAACTTTTTCTTTAATTTATAAAACGGTAAAACGTACTTTACCTTTTATAACTTTTTATGCTCCTACATCAGGAGGTTCCGAATTAATTTTATGTTTTGTACGAGTTTCAGGAGGAGCAGAAACTACTGTATTAGCAGCTTTTAATACATTCTGGTTTCTAACTGATTTAAGTATTTATGCAGTTGCGATTAAAGGAAATTATGCAATAGATCCTATTTTAAGTAGAGTTTATAATAAAGCAAATGAAGGATACTATGTTTTTCATTATGTCGCAGATGCGCGTTTAGGAATTGTTTAATTTAAAAGGAATTTATATTATGGTCGCACCCTATATCTCACAACAACCCATTGATGACTTTGGACTTGTATTTTCTGAATTAAAATATAGTGCAAGTTTAGCAGCAACAACTGATACGACACTGACTATTCCAGCAAAAGCAGCACGATATAAAGCTATTATTAAAGTTGAAAATAATGGATTAGTTTGGGTTGCATCTAATGCAACGGCAGCAGTTCCTGTTGGTACTACCTTTGTTGCAACTACTTCTGAATTAATTACTGATGCGAAAAGCTTATGTCGTGAAGTAAAAAAAGGAGAAGTTTTGCATTTCATAACTTCTACAGCCGGTACAGATGTTAGTGTTGTACTTTATGCTTTGGGAACAAATAACTAAACTAATATAGTAAGGAGCCACGGATGGCTACCGATCTAAAGTTTGATCAGTTTCAAGTCGGCGGTGAAATGAAGTTTGGAGATCGCCCAGTAGGATTGCGTTCTGGTGATTTAACAAAAAACTATATATTTGATTTCCCGGGTACGGGAATTCAAGATTCAAGCGGAAACTATTTTTTTCGTTATGAAACCGCCGGTGCGTCAGCCGTAAATTACCCGAAATTAATTAATTCTATTACTGGTACTGCTGTTGTATATACGGCAGATGGTATCGATACAGATATTGATGCTTCTATTCAACCTAAAAATAACGGGAATTTAATTTTAGATGAATTGATTTGGCCAGCATCTGATGGCGTTCCTGAAAGTGTTTTGAAAACTGATGGATTTGGTAATTTAAGTTTTACTTCTGGTGCATTGGTTGATGACATTATAGGAACAGAGAATCAAGTACTTGCAAATGGAACTTTTGGTATTCCGCAAAGTGGCGTTGTTATTTTAACATCGCCTCAAGATATTGCGCCAACAAGCACACCAACATTTTTATCTTTAACATTAACAAATCCACTGTCGCTAGCAAGCGGTGGAAGCAATAAAGCACTGACAGCTAGTGCTGGTGGAATTGTTTGGACTGATGCTAGTTCCATGCAAGTTTTAGCTGGAACAGCTACTGCGCGTCAAATGCTTCAATCGGGGAATTTGGCAACACCAACATGGTCAACAGCTACATGGCCTGCAACCACCACTATTAATCAACTATTATATTCTTCGGCTGCAAATACCATAGCTGGGCTTTCAAGTTCTAACAGTGCAGTCTTAACAACAACATCAACCGGCGTTCCGGTATTTAGTGCCAGCATGACGAATGGACAGATAGTAATCGGGTCAACTGGTGCCACTCCAACTGCTTCAACAATAACAGTAGGTGCAGGGCTTAGCATAGTGAATGGCGCTGCATCAATCACTATTTCCAGCACCGGTGGTGGTTTGTCATGGACTGACGTAATAGGCACTACACAAGCTATGGCAATTGACAGTGGTTATACGGCAAATAACGCTGGACTAGTTACTTTGACTTTGCCAGCAACCGCAGCTTATGGCACCGCTATTAGTTTGATCGGGAAAGGCGCTGGAGGTTGGTTAATTGCTCAAAATGCTGGTCAATCAATTCGATTAGGAAGTAGCACGTCAACTATCGGTGTAGGAGGTTCTTTAGCATCTACTAATTCAAGTGATTCGCTTAACTTGATATGTACTATTGCTAATACCGTTTGGACAGTGCAAGGCGCACCACAGGGGATAATAACCGTCGTTTAAAAGGATTTTAAATGGCTACTAATAATGCAGTAAATAATGGTCTTTCAGGACAAACAGGAAGTGGTTTATTTGTTGGACAAACAAGCCCAAGTCTTATTACACCAGCATTGGGTACACCTACCGCTATAGTTTTGACAAATGGCACAGGTTTACCCATTAGCACGGGAATAAGCGGACTAGGTGCGGGAATAGCTACTTTTTTAGCTACTCCAAGTAGCGCTAATTTGGCATCAGCGGTAACTGATGAAACGGGAACAGGGGCTCTTGTATTTGGAACCTCACCAACTTTTATCACTCCAATTCTCGGCACACCAACGTCCGGTACTTTAACAAACTGTACAGGGTTGCCAATCAGTACTGGAGTAAGTGGATTAGCAGCAAATATTGCAACTTTTTTAGCAACACCAACAAGCGCTAATTTAGCAGCAGCACTTACAGATGAGACTGGAACTGGTGCGAATGTATTCGCGAATACACCAACATTAGTAACACCTCTTTTAGGAACTCCCACATCAGGAACTTTGACAAACTGTACAGGTCTCCCGTTAACAACTGGCATCACCGGAGTATTAGGGCTATCTAATGGGGGATCAAATAAAGCACTTGTAGCAAGCAACGGGGGTATTGTATATACCGATACAGATAGCATGGAAATTCTAGCCGCCACTGCAACAGCGGGGCAAATGTTACGCTCTGGATCATCCAGTGCTCCAACTTGGTCAACAGCAACTTGGCCCGCAACAACTACAATTAATCAAATTAATTATTCATCCGCTGCAAATACAGTTACTGGATTATCTACTGCAAATAGTGCTGTTTTAACTACAACTTCTGCGGGAGTTCCCGTATTTAGTGCAAGCATGACAAACGGACAATTAATTATTGGCTCAACAGGGGCTACCCCAACTGCCGCTACATTAACCGCTGGAACTGCATTATCTATTACAAATGGTGCTGCTTCTATCACGGCGACTGTAACAGGTGGAGGATTAGGTTGGTCTGAAATAACCGGCACATCACAAACAATGGCAATTAATAATTCATATATTGCAAATAATGCTGGATTAGTAACATTGACAATTCCGGCAACGCTTGCAATTGGTGATACTTTTTCTGTGGTAGGAAAAGGTGCCGGTGGTTGGTTAGTTCAAGCCAATGCGGGACAAACTATATATATGGGCAATCAGACTTCCTCAGTTGCAGGTAGTATTTCATCCTCAAATAGAAGAAATTGCGTTTTGTTTTCATGTATTACTGCAAATACTGAGGTAGAAGTCAGAAGCAGTATAGGAAATATTAATATTGCTTAAGGAGTAATTATGTCAGTAAATAATTCAATAGATAATTGGATGATGGGAACAACGACAACTGATAATGCAGCAGCAGGAGCTGTTGGAGAAATAATTGAATCGACTGTAGTCTTAGGAAGTGCTGTCTCATTAACTACTGCTACAGTAGCGGCAGTAACTTCTATTATATTAACACCAGGAGATTGGCAAGTGTTTGGAAATGTATTTTTTGTACCTGCTGCAACTACAGTTATAACCAATTTAATTGGATCAATTAGTTTTAATTCTTTTGCCCATCCAACAGCTCCTGGAGCGGGTGCTTTTGCAAATTATTCATTAGCATTTCCATTAAATTCAGTACAAGGATTTTCTGTTGGGCAAAGAAGAATTTCTACTGCGGGTGCGACTATTTATTTAGCCGTAAGTGCAGTATTTATTACGAGTACTTTAGCAGCATATGGCTATATTGGAGCACGCAGAGCTAGATAAGGGAAAAAATTTTATAATTTAATCAAGGAGCGATAAATGAGTATTTTAAATTTTCAATTAGGGCAAATCGGCGAAGTCGGGGTAGTTCCACGATTTATATTTTTTGATACCAATAATACGGTAGCGGCTGTTAGTACAACTGGATATTTGAATAAATTTGTTGCACAGGGAAATAAAGTTTCAGAAACTGATATGGCGGTTGTGACTACGAGACTTACTCCAAATGCAAAATCTGCTCAAGTTAATCTTTTTAATGTATCATTTTCAGCAGGAAATTGGTCGTTAACCGCCAATACAACTCCAATTACGTTACTGAATGGACAAATATTTATAGGAAATTCTGGAAATATAGCTACAGGCGTGACAATGTCTGGTGATGCAACTATATCTAATACTGGTGTTTTAACTATTGCAAGCAATTCTATTACAACTGCAAAAATTTTAGATGGAAGTATTACATTGCAAAAATTAGCACCGGCAATTACACCTCAAGGCATTATTAAATTTTTTGTACAAACTAATACAGTGGGTGGTGCGGCCACAGAAGCCTTTGTTGTAACTGGAGCAAATCCTGTTACTGATTCAGCTTTTGTGCAGGTAGTTAATAATGGGGCTGCAAATGTCACTGTTTTAGAAGCAGTTGTAACTTTAAATACTCTTACTGTAACGTTTAGTGCAGATCCAGGTAATGATACAATTATTGCATATCAATTAGTGCGAATAGTCGCATAATAGGATAGTATAATAATGTACATCTCCTTATTAGGGTGACCTACCCAATCAATCATAGGGGGACTATTAAGTCCTCCTGTTATTGTTCTACGTAGAACTATTAAATAATTTTTCTATTCATTTAATTCCAATACTATGCATATAATTTTATTAGTATTATCCATGGATGGAGAGTAGATAGATGTTAGCTATGCGTTTTAATGCAATCAGTTATGCTAATAAATTAAAGAATGCAAAAGATTCAGACGAGATGGCAGAAATTCAGGCTGAGGAATTATCTGAAATAATAAATAATGACTTTGCGCTAAAACAGGACATACTTATCTTAGATAATAAATTGAGTAATGAAATTAAAAATATCAAAAATGAAATGGTCATAAAGCTAGGCAGCCTGGTCATTGGCTGCACTTTTATTATATCTATAATGATAGGAGTTATGGGGTTTTTCTTGCATAATTCATGATACATTTTTAAATATACACATTTATACATCTATAAATATATATGTATTTATTTATCTATGTATTTCTCTAACATTTCAATTAAAATAGATTTTAAAGTTACACCATCTTGCGCAATTTTTACCTTAATTTTTTTATAAAAAGATGCTGGTATTTTTAATGTATATTGCACATTATCCATATTTTCCATACGCTTTTTCATTTTTTCGTAATTATCATCTTTATTAAAAGACTTTCCAGATTCAATGAATGCCATCTTTTTTTCCTTTTCAGAATTTATCAACTTCGCTGAACTCAGACCCTTCAATTTCGTAGATGATTTGTGTAATTTCTTTGCAAGCTTCCGTGCCATAATATTCTCCATCTAACACACTTAAACCTTTTTCAACGCTAGTTGCATAGGCTACGCGCTGAGATGTTGTGCTAGTAAAAATAGGTAATTCTAATTTTTTAAGCTCTTCTTGAATATCTCGTCCAAGGTTAGTACCTGTTATTTTTCTGCTTATTATAAAAGCTGCTTTAGTTTTACCGTCTGACATGGCTATTTTATCTTTAACATTCCTAACTAAATCTTCCGTTGCCCAAACATCGTAAGGGGAGGGTTGGACAGGAATTAGAATTAAGTCAGCGCATTTAATTGCACAAATAGTTAGAGGGGAAATGCGAGGTATCCCATCAATAATAATTCGGCTGTAGACGCTGACATATTTTTGAACATCCTTATCTAATGTATTCATAGGTAAGCATGTCATATCAATTAACTGACCATTACTTCTTTCATGCCATCGTTGTGCTGAACCTTGAATATCTGAATCGATTAAGATTGTACTTATACCAAGCTTGGTGTATCCGCGAGCTAGATTGACAGCAAGCGTGGTTTTTCCTGTACCACCTTTTTGATTTAATATAGAAATAATCATTTGAAAACCTATATGTATTAATATATTTATATATTTACATAAATATGTATAAATGTCTATATGTATTTATTTTTTTAATTTTTTAATCCCATTTGGCAATTCTGGTTCTTCATCATCCCACTCAGCTTTGCAGTTTATAAATGCTAATATTCCATTAAGAACGCCTTTAACTAATTCCTCTTTCTCAACACCAGCATCATCTTTTTGAGCTATTTTATTCATTTCAACTATCCATTGCGCTGCAATAGATCCAATAATCGTACTAAGAAAACTCAACGCTTCATTTCCAGTTATTTGGCGTCTCATTTTTTGACATTCGTCTATGCTAAAATTCCAAGCTTCTGTAAAAATATGGTTAGCAATACTATGTGCGCGCGCTTGTATCTTTTTTATACCTTCTGGTAAATCTTTGTTTCTGACTATCGTCATTTCGGCGGCTCCGGTAATGGCATCCAGTGGGTAACGCCACTTAAAACATTTCCTTGATTTTCTTGCGAAGCGAAATGATATAAAGAATTATCTTTTCCCATTACATCTTCTGTGAGACCAAATTCACTTAAGAAATTTTTAGCATCTTCCATAACAACAAAAATACATACCGCATTTGTTAATTTTTTTGTGAGAACTAGAACATGTTCAAAATGCTTTGGTTGTTTTTCATGTATGTTTATCCATCCAGTCATTCTTTTCCTCCTCTGTTTCTGATCTCCAATGTGTGACCCATTTAGTAATGTTTTCACCTTGAACGACAAAATATTTTTTAGTGTACATTACTGTTGTAATAGCAGGAAATAACCCGCATATTTTTACTACCATTATTTGCCCCTCATCAGGAAGTTTTTGTTTTACACTTATCCATTCACTCATTCATCACCTTTGCGACTTCCGGCTCGATATTTTCTGCATCTGCATAAACTTGTTTTCTGTGTCTTATAAGTTCATCAAAGACAGAAGGTTCAAGACCAACCCAGTTCCATCCATTTTCGCGCTCAGCACTTAAAATGAAATGAAAGCCATCGAATTCAACATATAATCCATCGCCAAGATGTTTTTTTTTACTATATTTCTCAATAAATTCTTTACATTTCATAGGATATCTTCGAACAAATGCCAGACTAGAGATCCCATTTGAATGGTTCCTATATAAATCATGGTGTCCGGATGATGATCAAATTCGTGACCCGATCCAACTATAGTAAAGTAACGATGTTTTAATACTTTTGTTTCATCTAGTAAAACCCAAATATAAGGCTTTTCATTTTGGATTTGAAAGGATAGAATTTTGCTGTGAGACGGCAATTCAAGATCAAATTTATCTTCTATGGGTATTTCATATTTAAAAATTTTCATTAATTGATTGCATCCTATTTTCTTTCTGAATATTTAATAAGTTTTTTTGCATAATGCGCGATATCATCTATAAATTCATTTTTAAAGTTATCTATTTTATCCTTATGTATATCATTATCTTCTTGAATTCCTAAAGCGATATTACATAATACGTGTCCAGATGTGCAAACAAGAAATGGAACAATTGAATTATTAGGTAAATCATTATTATCCAGATATTCAAAAATAATATATAAAATATCTTTTGCTAATTTATTGACTTCTTCAGATAATTGTGATTCATTCATTTACACTGGATTCCTTTTTTTCTATTTTATTCTTTAATTCACAGTCTCTTTTAAATTCTTTGAATCTTTCAGTTTTTTCAAATTGTTCAATTTCTGATTTTTTAAAAACTAAATCTTCTAAAGTTATTTTCTTAGACTCGCCATTAAGTAATGTAATAAATGCGTATCCATTCTTAAAAATATCTTCTATAATGTGAACCGGTAGTCTCATTAATCCATCTTTCGGATAAAAATTTTCAGGTTTGGTCATTTTAGATAATCTCCGTATTCACTATGGCCGGTAAGTATTATTACCGGTCTTATTTACCTATCCATTGGTCTGACATAGCAGAGGCGATTCCCTCAAATGTAACTGATCTAAATTTTTTAGTATGTGATTTGCATGTATCTACCCACGTCCTCCATCGTTTACCATCCCATTTCCTCTCTGGATCAATAGTCTTAGTAGGAATCAAGAGAGGCAATCCTTTTAGCCATAAGCAAGTTGCCTTTGAAACAGGATGTCCGAATTGATAAGGTTGAATAATTTGATCTGCTTTTCTATATTGTCTTTCCGGCAGTCCTCTAGGATTTTCAACAGCAATTTTTTCAATAGGAGCATTTATTAATTTCATAAAAAAATCCATACCTTCTTTTCTTTTTTCCACTCTTCCTTCTTCTTTTATTCTGCAATTGCTCATATTACTAATATATGTGCATGGAGGATGTGCTATCATTAAATCCCATCCTTTATCTAGTATATCTAATACATTTCCTTGAATATGATTTCCCTTTATTTCAGAAGGTAATAGATCGCATGACCAAGCATCATGACCTTTTCTGCTAAAGGCTTCTCGAACGATGCCAGAAAATTCACATGCAATTAATATTTTCATTAATTAAACCCTCCTTCGCTTATTTTCTCGTCGTATTAAGAAATATTCCGAATAAACATGTAACAACTATGAATTGATAAATGCTCCAGTGTTGCAAAACAAATAGAGCCGTGGAGAACAGAGATGCTAAAATCCAGCTAATCATTTTTTATCCCCTATTATTGATATAAACATCATTGCCAAGCAGTCCGAAAGTTTTTCAGAATAGGCTTTAAGATGTGGGTGTGTAATTTCATAAAAAGGATTATCTATTTGTTCGCCTGGAATACTGTCGCAAATATACCTTGCTATGTACTGAATATTTTTAGTGGGTCTTTTCTTTATTGAAAGATAAAATATATTAAATGGTTCGTTCATCCCTGTATCAATAAATGGGGGCAATAATTCCATTAATTCGCCAGCAGTAAATGCTGAATAACAAGGTGAATTATTCTCGGTAAATATTTTTATATCTTCTTCGTGATGATTGTAGTCAATATAATGAAGTAACCATGAATCATATCCTTCATACCAAAAGAAGGTACTGTTTTGCTTAACCCCAATGGCTAATAGTTTTTTTGCTAACTCAAGAGAGATGACCTCATCTTCTAGATTCATTATTCATCCTTACATCCATCCATTACCCATTGAACAGCTTTTTGATGGCCTTCCTCGGCTTCTTTATAGGTTGAATATCTAGCTTCATAATCTAATGGAATATCATCTTTATCAAAAACCATAGTCTCAAAAACTATAGGTATATTATTGAATAAATTAAAACATATCCCACTAAAAATAGTTGAAACACAATGGCCATCAATGATTGTTCTATCTACATACATATAATTGTGAGGTGGTTTTCCTTCAATAAAATCTGCCCATTCTTTACAAGAAGAAGGAACTACATTTTTATTTTCGTCTAATTTATAATAATTAATCATCTTTCTTGAATCTCACCGGTTCTATATTTTGACTTCGTCTTTTCCATTCTTCTTCTGTGATTTCTATTGTCTTGCCAAGTTCACGAATATAAATTCCGGTTCCAGGTGATTCATTACCAGGATCCGTTTTCCACCATAACTTGATTAATGCCATCCAATCTGCTCGACAAGTTTTGCAGACGCTCAATGTATAAAATTCATGTGAAGTTTTCCCACAACATTCGGCTATTACTTTTTCTTGTTGAAAAGGAATATCTAGTTCATTCATATCATAAAAACAAGACATCCATAATGTTCTGTGATCCTCGCCAATTTTTTTACATTTTTGACAAATTTTATCCATACAACAGTCTTCCTTTCTGCACTCACGATCAGTGAATTGTGTACAAGCGTTTAGCATTATCGCCATACGTCTATATACTTTTGGTCATATGCAACACCATATGCTCCACCCGTGATTTCAGTTTTCGCCACAAGTGACTTTGAACCTTGACGCGGATAAGCGACTGTAGTTTCTATATTATATGTATGCCCCCAGTGTTGTCCGGTTGCTAATCCCATATGTTCTCTAATAATTTTACACGGCATATTTTCAGGGCAAAGTGATAATGTCCATTGAAAATCTTTAAAACCTGCGGTTGTGTTATAGATTGTTACGCCATGCACACTACGCAAAATAGTAGGTAAATTAACCTGTGTTCTGACAGGGGATGTTCCAGCGACCGCATAAGCTGTATCGTTTAATTCATCGCTATTTGATGGCAATGCCATAGCTAAATTACTGGATAATAAAGTACAAACTAAAGCAATTTTCTTTTTCATAATATTTTCCTTATGGCATTTTTTAAATTTTCTTTGAGTATATAAATATCGTTAATTCCACTAGTTGAAGAAATTGTTAATAATACTTCAGAGTCGTTTTCATCACAATTTCTTAAAATAAGTTCAGTTGTAGAGCCTTCAGTACTAGAAGGAATTTTTATTTCAATTTTCATGATTTCATCTCACTTTAATTCCTAAACAAAAGTTTCAGGGGGCATTGGAATTTTTTCATTTAAGGGGCGCCACATATGTAAAACATAAGGATTAATATTCACATAATTTGATTTTGGAAAATGATATTGGATAACGCAATCTTCCGGATTAAAAAACAAATTCTTTATAAAACACATTTCCTTCCAGTTAGGAGTTCTATTTTCTAAACTAACAGAAACATGCTCCCAACCACCTCCATGACTTGCAATAATATATAATATTCTGCTTTCAAATGGTATTTTGAACGCTCCCCCATCATCAGTAAGTTTTCCTCCTGCTATGCAATATTTTATAGGATATTTCATCTTAATTCCGTTACTAACCCATCTTTTATAGTTAATTTTCGGTGAACTTCTTCTTTCTCATCCATATTAAAATATTTTAAAGTATATTTTAAAACAGATATATGATGTTTCAAAGACTCTATAGGACTCTTTTCAAGAGTAAAAAGAATTTCTTCTATTGCTGATTTATATGTTTTTTTACAACATTCGTTCATTAAACTCTTGCTTGATAAGTTAGTATTTTCAGATAATAATTTATCTAATTCTTTCTTGCAAAGGGAAACTTTTTGTTCATAGAAATCAGAAGTTCTTTCGTGAGTTTCTTTTATTATTTTAAAAGAATCATCACAACCTTGTTTATATGAAGAAAGAGTATCAAGCAATTTTTTTAATTCTTCTTTTGTTTTATTATGAAATTCATTCATTGATTAAATCCTCATTAATCATATTTCCAATATTGTCATTTTCATTTAAAAGTTTATTTTCTTTGTTTTTAATATGCAATACTTTAATATCACATCCAGTAATCGAGTGAATCATTTTAATAACCCCGTTTTCATCTATTTTTTTGTTGTTTATCTCGCCCTCTATATAGACTAATTCGCCTACCAAAGCATATTTATTTGCAACTTCGGCGATTCGGCCAAAAAAATTAATATTATGCCATGTAGTTATGTTCTTTTTATAACCTTGTGAATCAATATACTTTTTATTGGTAGCAACTGATAACTGACATAACTGGGTGCCAGTTTTTGTAGTTTTAAAATCTTTTTTACCGACATATCCTAAAATAGTTGCTTTATTGATCATTTTATCCCTATTAAGCTCTTGATAATTGAGTCAAGAAAACTTTTGCTTGAGAATTAGTAAGTTCAATAAGTTTTTCTACTTTAAAATAATCCATTGCTTTAAGACGTCTTATTTCGTCAAAACCTTTTTCTTCCATTAATCGTTGGATTTCAAGGATATCATCGTCACAAATAGCTGTTCCATCATCGATTATTTCATCTTTTTTCTTTGATGTTTCAGCTTGTTTCTTTTCTTCTTGTTTTGGCGTGTCTTTCGGGGGATTGTTATTTTTTAATATATTTTTAAGTTTTTCTACTTGGGTATTTTCAATTACTGGAGAGGATACCACTTCAGATTCAATAATTCTAGCATCATCTTCTTCAACTTCAGCTTGTCTCAATCCGCGTAATGCATCAGCAAATTTATCGCGCAATGCATAAGCTCTTGCACGAAGTTGCAACATACGTTCAGGATAATTTTTCCACACGCCGCCTTTTGATAATAATCCCGCATTTGTAGCATCTTGGATGGTAAATGTTTTTGAATGGGGTTTATGACCTTTTCGTTTAACGGTACAAATATATCCTGTAACAACTTGACCGCTATATATAGCTATTTCTTCGATATCTTCGCATTCAGGATGTACAAGAACTAATGCCATTAAACCATCGCCCCAAAGACACGGACGTCCATTGATAACTGCTATATCTTGCAATGCTTGCTCTATTGGAAAACCTAACTGATACCCCATAGCCATCGCAACAAAAATATCCTCTGGTTTTCCCTTATAAATATTAGGAATAACCCCTGATTTAGATAGTGTTTCAGAGACCATTTTATAATGCGGAAATAAAACAGGTGAAAATAAGCTATCTTCTAAGCGAGAAGCTTTCTGAGCTTGGATTTTTTGAAGTTCAAATTTAAGCTTTAATATTTCATTTTCTTGGCGTGCTATTTGTAATTCTTGGTTTTGTGTAATTGTTAGATCATTAGACATTTTTGCTTTCCTCATTGCTTGAAATATTAATATTTACTTTATATTGACTTAAAAAATCTTGTATTCCTTGTTGAACTGCTGAATTTAAAAAACTGTCAAGCTGGATCCAAAAATGTTGATTTGTTTTTTCAAGCTTTTCTATTATAGGCAACACTTTTTCTAAATTATTAGATATAATTGAGTGCCTTTGCTTTAAATAATCAGCTTCTTTTATAAGAATGTTTTCTTGATTAGCCATCAATATCAGCTTTTGATCTAACGCTGTTATTAAATTTTGAACAGGCTTTATTAGATTATCCTGTACTTCTTTTATATATTGATCTAGTTCTTTTTTAACTTCACTCGTCATTGTTTGCTCCTTTAATTAAAAACGTTCGTGACCCTCTTTTATTCGCTTTATATGTTGCCAATGTATCGCCATTGGCGTCAATCAAGCATTCAGCATCTTGCACGTAAGATAAAATATTAAATTTTGTTTTTTCTGCAATATCTTCAAGTTCTTTCATTTTCGATTTAACTTGTTTAAACTTTGATAAATGCTCCATTACTTCAGCATCTATAGTTTTTATCTTATCTGGCGAATGAGTTGGAAACATTAGCTTAAGATCAATCATGGCCGTTGCTGGCGGTGGGCTATCATTTTTAACAGAATTCCAAAACTTACATGCTGCATCAATTATTGTTCTTTCTAACTCAAGATCACGATTATATTTGAATTCCCTATAATCGTTGCCCCCAATTAAAACAGCTATATAAGCACAATCTGCGTTCATTACAGAACAATAAAACGCGACTTGGACTAAATATTCCATTGGAATTGTATCTGAACCATGCTCACCCCATACTGAGCTCATAAAGGCATGTGAACATTTGGCCTCGAATATAGCATTCCATTTGGGTATAAATCCATCAAGATTTGCGCCTAAAAAATCATAAAACGGATGAATTATAGTGTTGGGAGTTTCTATTTTTACTTTATTGCGCTTGCGGAATTCTTTGCGAATCAAAACTTCTAGTTGATTGCCCCAGTATTGCAATGGTGTTTGCTCATAAGATAAATCAAGAATTCCTTTTTTTTCGCAATAAAGTTGATAAGGAGTTTTGTATTTAGATAATCCTAAAATAATTGGCATATCTGAACCGCCAATGTAATTTTTTCTTGCTAGTAACTGTTCTTGTGTAATCATGTCATGCCTACTTGATGTTTGGTTCATTTGTTTTTAAAAATTTTAGGAAATCGGCCGGAATTGAACCGGCTATGAATATTTTAAGCAGTTGAGCATAATCGCTTTAGGTTTATATGCATTCCTACTTTCATCATATTTTATCGAAAACACTATCAAGTCTGAAAGTTTCCTTGATAGCTATTCCAGTGTCACTGTCCACTGCGCGATTTCCAGTTGCAATAATAATATATCTGTATTACCCTGTCAACAGGAATTAGCGTTGTTGACAGTGAAACAAATGAAATTATTAACTGAAGCAAGAGAGTCTAGCCGCATAGGTTTAATTTCAGTAGGCAGCCGCTCACTACTAGTACGTGCAATTCGTGCCTAATTCCTATTTTTAAATAAGGAGAAATATGAAATACGTAATAGTAAGAACTTATAGTGCTGGTGTTTTCGCCGGAGAATTGGAAAGCCGATCAGGTCAAGAAGTTGTATTGAGAAATGCACGCCGAATTTGGTATTGGGATGGAGCTGCTACATTATCTCAATTAGCAATGGAAGGAACATCCAAACCTGAGAGCTGCAAATTTCCGTGTGAAGTTGATCGTGTTGAATTATTTCAAGCAATAGAAATTTTAGACACAACTGAAAAAGCCCGTGAATCTATTAAAGGTGTTGAAGTATGGTCGAACAAATAAATATTATCGGCTCCGGCGACGGCTCCGGCGACGGCTCCGGCTACAGCAACGGATCCGGCGACGGATCCGGCTATGTCTTCGGCTACGGCGACAACTCCGGCTTCGGATCCGGCTATGGCTATGGCTTCGGCTCCGGCAACGGCAACGGCAACGGCTCCGGCGATGGTTCCGGCTACAGCTACGGCGACGGCTCTGGCGACGGCGACGGCTACGGCTAAATAATATTTTGTAATTTTTATGACAATCGCGGCGTGGAAGGAACACGCAGGTGTTAATACTGATAATGGCTGGAGACTATAACCCGCATAGATACCGCACACAGCAATCAGTTAGGTTGAAAGGCTATGCAATCAGGTGCAATTCCTGACGATTGTCTATTTATTTTTTAAAAAATGAGGTTATAAAAATAATAATGACAACAGATGAAATCCATGCATATTTTGGAAGCATAAGAAAAGCTATAAAAGCTATAGGTCTTACTAGAACTTCTTTTTACTATTGGATCTCACAGGGAAAAGTTCCTTATGAGAGACAAAAAGAATATGAAAAATTAACTAATGGGGCTCTTAAAGCATCAGAATATTCTTTTGATCAAACTATAAAAGAAAGTGAAATATTTCCTATTTATCGATTTTATTGCGAAAAATTGGGAATGTGTAAAATTAGATCACTGACGTTTAAAGCTGGTAATAGACCAACTATCACCTATTTTCATTCTAATAATGAATCCATTAGTTTTACATCATTTAATAATGAAAATCTGATGCAAGGATTTCCCATATTTGATAGCTTAGGAAAACAATTATTTGAAAATGATATTGTAATCAAGCTAAAGTCATCTATTGAATATACAATAAAATTATTAGAATTTTGTAAATATGATTTACGTGAAAATGAATTTACAATCATAGGTAATATTTTTGAAAGGATAAAAAATGGACATAAGGGAAGTAAGTAAAGAAGAAAAAAAAGAATATATTAAAAAAGTTAATATGACATTTGACGATATAAGGGTTTTATTAAAAACTTTATCGTCTGATATGGAAAGTGATGATTTGATGATACAAGCCAGCGCCGTCTGGATAGGAGGTAACCTTTGCACTTGGTTTTCTGACTTCATGATGCAAATAAAGGCTTTGGATAAAACTCAAAAATCTCTTAATGATATAAAAACTGAACTCAAGGATATAGTAAATGACAACCCTTAATCAAACCATTGATCCATGCAAGATGTTAAAATCGCCTTTAGGAAGTAAATTTCAATTGGGTGATAAAATTTATTGCTTTGCTATAGGAATGCAAAAACCATTGATTCATGAGCTGACTGTCAATGGAATTTTAAATGACCAAGAAAATGATGCAGTTCTTTATACTGACGATAAATCAGCTTGGATCAGAGAAGAATTTTTATTTAAAACCAGAAAAGAAGCATATAGACATTTAATTCAACAGGCAGAAACAGAAATGAATCAAAATTAGAAAAAGATTGCTGTAAGCTATTTCTATTAGCTTACAGCAATAGCATTTTGCATTTAACAGAAGAACGAACCCTCTAGTCTTTTCCACTGTTTTAGTAAGTACGAACGAACGCATAAACGATATACGTATAACCGTTGAACGTCTAACTGTAGTTTTTGATTGTATCATTGACTACGGAAAGGTCAAATTTTTTATTACAGGGAATATAATTGTGAAAAAATCTATTAAAAAAAGTTTTAATCCAAAAGCTCATGCGCCCGCTGTTTATATACCATGTTGGTTGATACAAATCCCTTCTAATGAATTATCCCACCAAGCAAAATTAATCTACGGACGACTAGCGCAGTGGAGCAGCTCAAAAGGAACTGTTCACAGATCGACCAACCAATTATCTCAAGAGTTAGGAATGCAACAACGTGTTATTGAACGCGGATTGAAAGAATTACGCGATGTAGAATTAATTAGAACATATCAGATATTAATGGGCGGTATAAATTATTATCAATTTTTAGAACATGAATGGATGAATTTGCCTATTAATGAAAATTTAGAATATAAACATTCAGGTGATTTACCCCCCGACAAAAATGTCGGTACCCCCCCGACACAAACGTCGGTACCCCCCGACAAAAACGTCGGAGCTAAAATAAAAGAAATAAAAGAAATAAAAACAAACAGAGCTATAGCTAAGCCTGTGGATAACTCTAAAAATCCCGCTACGCGGAGCTCTGTTAATTTAAAAATTCTACCTAAAGACTTTGAACCGAACGAAAATGGAATGAAGGAACTTTATCGAGTTGCTCAGGCTGTAAAAATGCAAACAATAGAGCTATTTGATAAGTTTGTTAGTGTTCATAATAAATACAAAACAAAATCTTCAAACTGGCAAGAAAAATTTATTGGATTTTTAGCAAATGAAAAACCCAAAAAAACGTATGAAGATTCAACCGGTAAAAAACGGCGTTATGACAATAAGCCATTGTACTAGGAGGATTAAGTGAGCCAATCACGTTTGAAAAGTTTTAAAGCACATTGCGCTAGACGAGGTTTTGAATTACTTCGTGATGATTATCTTTTTATTGATAAAATTTTAAACAAATTTAAAATAACCGATTTTAAGGCCATTCTAGAGCGTTATCTTGAAGAATGGGGCTATGGAATGGGTGAAGCAAAAATATTCTCTACAGCGCAAGGATTTGGGCGCAAGAGGGCAAATTTATGGATGCTTCGATATGCAAGTGAAGCCGGAAATTTAAATATGGCTAAAGAGGCTAGTAAAGTGGTAACAGAAAAATATCATGAAGCAATAGAAAATTTGAAATAAAGGGCATTATTTAGTATAATTAATGCCCATAAAATTAAGCTTGTATGTAACGCTTAATATTTGTTATAAGAATCCCGCTATTGGCGGCTTTGAAAGTTCTTGTTCTAAAACGTCCAATAACACTGACTACGAATTCATTGTTAATTTTTGAGACACTGATAGCACAATTATTTTTTTCAACTAAATTTTGTAAATATGGGATTAATGTTTGTATTGAATCCATAATAAGTCCTTTTGAATTAGTTTGATTGTTCATAATGCCACCTCTCATAATCTTCATTATCTTTGTATTCCTTGCTTTTTTCACAATCATCACATATCTTGCAATTACCGCGACAATCCATATCGTCCGGTGTCCAACCATCCATCATGCCCCTAATTTGCATTATTGTCTCCTTTTGTATAAAATTTATTCTCTAAAATTTTTTTAATTCCTTCTATATGAAATAATGCTTTTTCTTCGTTAAGTTTATAATTCACTGGAAATGCCCATTTTCCAATTTCAGTCAATATTTCTTTATATTCTTTTAATTTTTGCTCAAGTTCTTTTTTAAGCATTATTTTCTCCTTTAGTTAATTTTAAAAAAACTGCTTGTAGTATTAATTTTATACCAATCAATCTATCAATGTCGGTAAGTCCTATCTGATAGAACGCTTGATATAATTCCTCTCCTCTCACTGAGTTTAAAAAGCATATTGTTTTTTTGTTATCTGATTTTTGTTGCATAAAAACCTCCATTTTAGTTAATTCGAAAAAGTCCTTTGCGTGGGATATATTCGTATTGATATTTTTTATCTATTGATTCAAGCCAATAAATCACAGGAATATATTTATTTTTGGTAGTAAACGAAGTAACTCTCAGGAGTAATGAACCAAACTTAACTATTTTACCTATTTGCCATAGCGTATTTTGCATTTGGTATACCTTCTTCATGTCTACTTGATAATCATATATTACCATGTAAGTTTACCATGTCAATATACTATTTTAGTATATTTAATCTTATGCTGCATATTTTTTGACTAATAACTTAAATACGTTTAAAATACTTGCTATTAGTTCATTTATTTGAGTTATTCACATACTTATCCACTATTTTTGTGGATAACTTCGTAAAAATGGAGTTAAGTTTTCATGGAAGATAAAATGATTCGTTGTATGCGCTGCAAAGGCCGTAAAAAAATGTTTAAAGTTCGTAATATCTATTCTCATACCGATACAGGCGGTATTCTTGTTACTTGTCCAATGTGCAATGGTGAAGGAAGAACTAAAACGCTGGAATCAGCAGTAAAGGATATTCAAGATGCCAAAGAAGAAAGAAAAACAAAAAAGCATAATTCAAGAACAGAAAAAAATATTAGGCCGTCCAACGATTTATAGCGACGAATTGGCCACAAAAATTTGTGAGGTTGTTTCAATTTCTTCTTGTGGAATTAGAAAAATATGTTTCAATAATCCTGATTTTCCAACACCTGAAACAATTCGGGTTTGGAGACTATATAATGAATCATTTTCTGCACAATACGCTAAGGCTAAATTAGCTCAAGCCGATATTTTAGCGGAAGAGTGCGTTGATATCGCAGATGATTCCAGCAATGATACTATAACGACACAAGATGGACGTGAAGTATTTAACAGCGAGTTTGCAGCGCGTTCTCGATTACGTATCGATACGCGTAAATGGCTTGCTTCAAAGCTTCTTCCTAAAATTTATGGAAATACTAAAGAACTCGAAGAAGAAAAAGAAAAGAATGAAACCTTGCGCGAAGAAGTCAGACAGTTGCGTGCTAAGCTTGATGAAAATAATAGGAAGGATTATTAATGTTAACAGAAGAAGTGATGATATATCACATTTATCATTCATTACAGCATATTAAATCTGATTTAGATGACATTACTACTGATAGAATAAAAAGTATTGAATAAACTGTAAAAAATATTTTGAAAAGTATTGAAGAATATTATGACAAAAAATGTAAATAAAGGGAATTATAATGGATAAAGGATTTATTACAGGATTATTAATAATAGCAGTAGCAGTTTTAACTATTAGCTTACATTATACAGATAAAAGAGTTTATGAACTTGAAAAGGTCGTAATTAAACTGCAAGAACGCACTGGAACATACGATTAAAATGCCCAATTTAACCGAAAAACAACGATTGATTGTTGTTGGCTTACTTGAGAATGACGAAGGGTTTCGTTCGATAGCTTATGATGATGCCACAGGAGAGCCAGTAAAAGCGCCTCAAGGTAATTTAACCATTGGTATAGGGCGAAACCTTCAGGATTATAAAATAACGCATCATGAAGCTATATATCTTTGTCTTAATAATATTAGAAACTGTGAAAATGTTCTAGGAGATCTTTTATTCTTTAATTTCTTAGATTTTCCTCGTAAGTATGTTCTAATTAATGTCTGTTTTAATGTTGGACTTAGTGGAATTATGAGATTCAAAAAGATGTTAAAAGCAATGCATAATCGAGATTGGCAAGAGGCTGCTAAGGAATTGTTGGATAGCAATGCAGCGCGTAAGTTATCTAATCGCTATGATCAACTGGCTAAAATTATGATTTCGGGAGCTTTAAAGTAATGAGTGATTATTTTGACAAAATAAAACATATTGAAGAAATTGAAAAAAAAGTTAATAAGATTGAAAATGTTATTAAAAGGATGCAAGAACTATCTTCTCAGAAAGAACATTTTGTGCACGTGGTGATAGAAGAAAATATTAATAATATTCATAAAAGAATAGATGAGATAGAGAAAAATCATCTAGTAAATTCAGCAGAAAAAGTGGGACATCTAGGCAGAGCATTGCACACCCTTTCTGAAGAAAATGAAAAACTTGAGACTTTATTGAATCGTAAATGGAATGAAAATAGTGAGCTATCTAAGAGATTGCTCGAATTAGAGCGATGTATTGATTACATGAAAGAAAATGATGTCAATAGAAACACTCATTACCTGTCTCAGTTTGAAAGAATTGACGAAATAGTTAATCTAATCAAAGAAAACAATATGCGCGATAGAAGAAAGCCGCATAAGTGCCCTGTGTGTGATGGTTACGGTAAGATTTTGAGCCTTATCGCGCAAGAGTCAAATAAATGTAATGCATGCGAAGGTAAAGGGGTTATTTGGGGATGACAGAGAGTGATTTTGATGTAAATAACCCACCAGATTTATGTGAGGGATGTCCAGATTTGTCAGATGAATTTTTTCAAACGTTTAATTCAGACTGGTTGGGTAGACTATCTTGTTCTTATTGTGGTCTTGAATTAATCAAGAATAAGACAATATTAAAAGTAATTGCTGAAGTTATAAAGGATCTTAAAAGGAGAAAAGTGATGCCATTGGCTAAAGGTGCGAAAGCACGCACAAAGAAGGGATTCTCAGATAATGTTTCACGTGAGGTAAAGGCAGGTAAACCACAAAAGCAAGCAGTTGCCATTGCATATAGTGAGGCAAGACGATCCAAGGGTAAGAAAAAGAAATAGGAATTATCTTTATATGAACTCACGAAAATGCCATATCCACGGAGAACATGGAATACTTTATGTTTGCCCTGATTATTCAATTGAACTTCAAAAAGAGATTGAAAAACTTGGAGAAGAATTTAGAGAGCAGTGTCTATCTGGTGAAATTACAATTCAAAATGTTAATTCTAAAGGCGAGATAGTTAGGGAGTGTAAATGGAAAGATCTTATTGAAAATGAATTAATGAATTTAAGTTAATTTTAATTAACAAGGAAAGTTAATTAAGGAATTTAGTTAAGGATGAAAATAGATTATGAAAAAGAACAAGAAGCTTCTCGCCTACGTAGCTCTCTCCTTGAGTTTACCCGTTACTTTTTTCGTCATATCACTGGTCGTGATTTCATTGTCTCCCAACCAATTGGACGAGAAAGCCATCATATTACTGTGTGCAGAACGCTCACCCAGATAAAGCGTCTTGAGCTTTTGCGTGAAATAATAAACTTACCTCCAGGGTGTGGAAAATCAACCTTTGTTAGTATGTTTGTAGCATGGTGCTGGGCTGAATATCCAGATTCAAATTTTTTATATATTTCATATGGCCATGATCTTGCTACTAAACATACAACATTTATTCGCTCTATTGTTTCGTCTAGGATGTATTCTTATTTATTCGATGTGGGCATTGATCCGGACAGCAGAGCTAAAGATCGATTTAAAACGACCCATGGCGGTCAAATGAGAGCCTATGGAAGCTCAGGATCGGTAACAGGCCATGATGGAGGCTGTCCTGGATTAGATCGTTTTAGTGGAGCTGTAATCATTGATGATGCCCATAAACCTGATGAAGCGCATTCAGATACTGTTAGACAGGGTGTTATTGATAATTATGATGAGACGATAAGGCAACGGGTGCGAGGTATTAATGTACCTATAATTTACGTGGGTCAACGGGTTCATGAAGCTGATTTAACAAATTATCTGACGAGCGGAAAAGATGTAGATGAATGGCATACGACTATACTTCAGGGATTAGATATAGCAGGAAATGCTCTCTATCCAGAAATGATGCCAAAAGAGAAATTAATCACATTACAACAAAAATCTCCTTATGTTTTTGCGTCCCAATATCAACAAAATCCATTGCCAGCAGGAGGTGCTTTATTTAAACCAGAATGGTTTGTTATGTTAGACCAAGAACCTTTATTAGTTACTACATTTATAACTGCTGATACAGCCGAAACAGAAAAATCATGGAACGATGCTACTGTATTTAGTTTTTGGGGAGTATATGAAATAGAGACATTGGGAAAAAAGACAGGGCAATTAGGTCTTCATTGGTTAGACTGTATTGAATTAAGAATTGAGCCTAAAGATTTAAAAGAAGCTTTTATGGATTTTTATGCTAATTGCACGCTCCATCCTAATCCACCTTTTATGGCTGCCATTGAAAAGAAATCAACAGGAGTTACATTGGTTAGTGTTTTAAAAGAAATTCGTGGAATTACAATTAGAGAGATAGAAAGGACGGCGCTATCCAGGAGTAAATCAGACCGTTTTGTTGATTTGCAGCATTATATAGCTTCTCGACAGGTATCTTTTAGTAGTTATGCAAAACATTCTGAAATGTGCAAAACGCATATGGCTAAGATCACAGCAAATAATACACACAGATTCGATGATATAGCTGATACATTATCTGATGCTATCCGTATCGCATTAATTGAAAAAACAATATACAATATTGACAAGAGACAGGAGTCTCAAAAACGTGTGATTCAAGGTATGAATCAGGCGCTTAATCGCAGGATAAGAGCAGGAGAGGCAAGGAATGCCGGAACTCGCAAAAGTACATACCGACCGTTTACCCGATCTTAAAAAATATGTAGAAGAAGCTCAACAAGCGAATAGTGAAAATGTTGATCGCTTTGAAAAATTCGTTAAATTTGTCTTTAAAACTTCTTTATCTGATGAAGAAGCCGCGACACTTTCTGACAATGGATATCCCACGCTCGAATTCAATATATTGGAATCCTTTGTTTCTCGTAAGCGTGGAGAATTTGCTAAACAACAGCCTAGCTTAACTGTTAGAGCTGCTGACGGTATTCCTTTACCTATGTTGAATAAAGAATTTGTAGAGACACTAAAGATAGTTGAAGCGCATTTGCGTGCCATCTTTTTTGATGGTGCAAATGATATGCTGGACTATAACGTTTATAGTGATTTGTTAGCAGGTGGATTCTCAGTTTTAAGAGTCTTTACTGAATACGTTAATGAAATGAGCTTTGAGCAAAATATTTGTGTTGAGCGAGTATTTGATCCAACTCTTACGGTATTTGATCCATTAGCAAGAAAATCTCATAAAGGTGACGGTCGTTTTTGTGCTGAACTTTATCCGATGACGCGAAAACAGTTTGAAGACGAATTTGGCGAAGATGTAGCAAAAGAAATGACTTATACGAGAGCCTTATCTGGCTTTAATTGGTCATTTCAGAATGAAAAAGAAGAAATTGTATTAGTCTGTGATTTTTACGAAAAAAAGACACGTAAAGCGACTATTTATAAGCTATCAAATGGTCATAGTGTTACTAAAGATGAATATGAAAAATTTATGGCACAATGGACTGAAAGAGGATTGATTGAGCAGCCTCCTATGCCTATTCATGAAAGAAAAACCTTGATTGAGTATATTTGCCGTTATCGATTTTGTGAAAGCCGCGTGCTGGATTTTAAAGAAACGAACTTTAAACATTTACCTTTAGTTTTTGTAGATGGTAATAGTGTTATTATTAAAGAGTCTGGTTCATATACGCAGATGACACGCCCTTATGTGTACCATGCCGAAGGTATTCAACGTTTAAAGAATTTTGCGGGTCAATCATTAGGAAATGAGTTAGAAAATACGGTTCAGCATAAATTTATTGTAGCCGTTGAATCGATTCCTGAAGATTATCAGGACGCATATCAGAATGTGCAAAAAGCTGATACATTAATGTATAATCATTTTTTAGATACAAATAATCCAAATATTACCCTCCCTCCACCTCGCGAAGTAATGCGCACTCCTATTCCTCCTCAGATTTCAGATACGTTTAGAATGTCTGATGAAATGACCCAAACCATTCTTGGGTCATATGATATGGCTCAAGGAGTCAATAATGGAGCTATGTCTGGAATTGCATTTGCAAGAAGCGCGATACAAGGTGATGCCACATCCGTTCCTTATATTGTAGGTTATATTAAGGGACTAAATAGAGTTGCTCAAATTATTATTGATTTGATTCCTAAGTATTACAGAACACCCAGAAGTTTACCTATTTTATTGCCTAATGGAAAACGCTCATTTAAAGAGATCAATAAGAAAGGTTCTCTTTATATGAACTATGACCCTAATACATTGCAAGTAAAAGTCGAAACTGGCGTGAATTTTTCTATGCAAAAAGAAATGGCTCTACAGACTGTTATTGAAATGTCGCGGGCTAATCAAGGCTTTGCTCAATTCTTTAATGAAGAAGGTTTGCCAACGCTTCTTGATAATATTGAAATGCGTGGTATTGATGAATTGAAAGAAAAAGCGAATGAATGGATGCAGAGACAAAAACAACAGCAAGCCATGGCTCAAAAACAACAACAAATGCAAACTCAATTAGAGGCTAAGAAGCAAGCAATGGAAATGATGGCTTTACAGAAAGACGTTCAATCGCCATCAGAAGGACAAATAGCTATTATGGCTATTCAAGAAAAATCTAAAATTGACGCCGCTAACCTTGAAATTAAAGAAAGAGATTCTGAAACTAAATTTATTGAAACAATCAGTAAGATTCGCGATGCCAATGTGCAGAATGAATTAAAAGCGGCTGAATTAGATGCTGAAAATACAAGAAGTTCCGTAGAAGCAGCTATTAATATTAGTTCACATATTAATCAGATTTCAGGAAATGAAAAACATCCTAATATTTAATAAGGAGTAATGGTATGGCTGAAAAATGGATTCAAAAAGCAATTTCTCCCTATTCTAAAGGTGCATTGCGTAAAAAATTAGGTGTAAAAAAAGATAAAAATATTCCTATGGATGAATTGAAAAGCACAGCAAAAAATTCAAAGAGTCCAAAAACTCGTAAACAGGCAAATTTAGCAATAACATTAAACAAGATGCGTAAAAAATAGAAATTTAATTAAAAGGATATTTATGGAAAAGTATGTTGTTTCTAACATTAGCACAGCATTAAATCATATTAATAATCTTTATGCGCAATTTGATTATTTGATAAAAAATGAAAAAGATTTGAATGAAAAGGAAAGATACGCATTATATAGCTATGGTTTAGATAAAATGAATATTGATTTAATTCGATTGGTTAATGTTAAAAAATCTTTGAAAGCAATTTGTGGAAATAAGCTGATATCCATTGACAAATAAACTTGACTTGATATTATAAGATAAGGTTAAGGAATAACCTACTACACGGAGTTTCCGTGGTATACGCACTCATGCGGAAAAATGGGCGAGACTCCATCGTTAACGAGGAAACTTACCGCAAGAAAGCGGGTCAAAAAATCATTATGGAAGATGATGAATGGAAGATAGTCAAGTTTCAGATATGGGCGGTAGTAGTGATAATAATGCAGCTCCTAGAAAAGAAGCTGAAAAGCTTTTTACACGGGATGAACTCGCAAAAATTGTCGCGCACCAATCGTCTCAAGCGGCAGAAAACGCTAAGCGTGAAGCTGAGGCAAAATATCAGCGTGACCTAGAATCAGCAATTCAAGCCAAACAACAGCAGCGAAACGCTGAAATTCCTAGAGATGTTGATACAGATGCTATTTATCAGCGAATCCAAGAAAGATTTAATCAAGATATGCGCGAGCAACACGAAAAACATCAGCTGGAGGCTCATAGAGCTGAAATGACACGCGCTGCTGATTCATATCATTCCAAGATTGCGCAAGGTAAAACCGCATATCAAGACTTTGATGAAGTTACTAAAGATTTTGACCCCGCTGCTTTTCCGCAATTAATGTACCTTGTAGCAGGTATGGAGAACGCCGCTGATATTGTCTATGATCTTTCTAATAACCCATTAAAGCTTGCTGGACTTGATCGGCTAGCGGAAAAAAACCCGCGACAGGCACAAGCTGCTCTTGTAAGTTTGGCACAATCTATTAGTACCAATAAACAAGCGCATTCTGATGCTCAGTCTCAAAATATAGCCGAACCACTCGACCGTTTGCAGCCTTCCAGAGTTTCCGGTAGCAACGGCAAAATGAGTGTTAAAGACTTGCAAAATCAACCTTGGCTTAGAGGTTAACTCTAACCATATAACTCATAAGTCGTTGCAAATTGTTCTCTGACAGGGAGTCTTTGCGATGCCTACTAATATTTTACAACAAGTTATTACTTATAACGAATCTGGTTTAGCGTTACTTTTAAACAGTTTTGCGTTTATTTCTACTTCAAATAAAAAATTCCAACGGTTCAATGATGATGTTCCGAAAAATTTGGGTGATACCGTATCATTTGATCTTCCTCCGCGCTTTACTACAACTAATAGTTTAGTAATTACATTTCAAGCAGCAGAACAGCGCGTACAAAATCTAACAGTAAACAAAGAAGCATCTACTGCTTATGAATTTACTGCTCAGCAGTTTATTTTTAATGTCCGTGATTATATGGATAAATTTGGACGTTCAGCAGTTGCTGAAATTGGCTCAAAGGTTGAGGCCGACGTAGCTACATTAGCTGAAACTAATACATTTAGATTCTATGGGGATGGAGTTACACCAATTTCGACATATTTGCAATTAGCAAATTCTTTAGCATTTCTAAGAAATTTTGGCGCAGCTAAAGACAAAACTTGCGGTTATTTATCAGATTTGACATTTCCTCCTATCGTTAATAGCGGTTTAAATCAATTCACACTTGATCGAGGCAATCGTGAAGCGAATAGTTGGGAAATTGGCCGTTTTTCAAATTGTGAATGGTATCAGTCAAATTTGCTTAAAACCCATTTAGCTGGTACTGAAGGAAATGCTGGAGCAACTTTAACAGTTGTAAGCGTTGTAACTAATGCGGC